CTCTTTCAGCAAGGTAAGTGAAACCAGATAGTTTGTAATCACCATACTCAGTACCTTGAGGAGCACTGAATGGACATAGACCACCCATTCTAAAAGTATACTTAAAAGCTACTTCATCTGTGTCAAAGTAAAAATCTGTAGAGATTTGTTGCTTAAGACCACCAACTTTTAAAACTGAGTAGTAGTAAGAAAAATCTACAAAACAGATATCACCCTTATCACCAAGAGCTTGCATTGCACCCATCATTGGGAATACTGGTTTTCCCCATAAAGTTCCAAATGGAGCTCCTGCAATACTGTTGTTTGGTAAGTAAACTGAAACACCGTCAGTTGAACCTGTATCAAGCTTCATTCCGATTAGCTCTTCTTCTACAGCAGCATTGTAAAGGTAGATACCTCTTTGCTTAGCTCTTGGAAGTGCGTGAGTGTGTAACTTTTTAACGTTATCAAAAACTACTGAATCAGGAGCTTGACCAGCTTCTTTAGCTACTTCAAAACCAAATCCTGAATTAAGAATACCTTCTGGCTTCTTTACTCCGTCACCAGAAATTAGCGCATTATTAATTGCAGCTACGAATACCTCTGGAGTTTCTTGTCTAATAAAAGACTCGATAAGAGCAGAATCTTCCATCATTTCTTCTGTAACAGGAACGATAGCGGCAAGCTTCTCAGCTTTGATTTCTACTTCTTTAAATTTTGATTTTGAAGGATCAATCTTCTTACCTTCACCAACCCAATGAGCAGTGATGTTTTGACCATTTCCAGAATAAGGAGCTGCTTCATTAATTTTTAAAGATGCTCTATTTCCTTTAATGTTTAACTGTCTAGTTCTTGAAAGTAGTGAATCATCACTTTCAATTGCAGACTGAATTCCATCAATCATATCAGTTGGAACTAAAAAACCACCGTCGCTACCAACAGCTTCTCTTTGAGAGTTTTTAACTTCGATAATTCTGTTGTCGATTGTTCCACAAGCAAAGTTTTTAACAGCGTTAAAATATTCACCCTTAGACTCATAACCAAAGTTACCATTGTCTAAAATTCTCTTTTTACCAACAGTTGCTACTGTTTGAGGCTTTGGAGAAGTTGTCTTTTTAGTAGACACTTCAAGTGATGCTAACATTGCATCTGATTTTTCTTGCGCTTCGATCTTAGACTTAAGACCAGTTGCTTCTTCTGATAGGGCCGTCATTGACTCATAATCAGAATCTTCTAATACTTCTTTTGACTTGTAACCTACAAGTTCTGCTCTAATTTCTTCAAGGCGAGCTTTCATTGCTTCAATGTTCATGTTCATACTCCTTTATGTGAACTAACTTTTAAAAACCTATGGGAGCTGCGCCTTTAGCGAGCAATAAACCCATCGATATCTTCTATAATGTTATTTAGTTTATTTTTAACAACATCGTTTTGCAAATTTCTTGCCGGACTATTTTTAATCCATTTAAATTTACTTGTATCAACACATGCTGCTATGTTTACAGTTTCATCTTCATCTGACTCTCTGTCAGCAAAACCTAATTCAATTGCCTTAGCCGAATCCATATAAGTCTCATCATTTAAAAGACCTCTAAGCTCGGTTCTGTCCATGCCTGTACGCTTCTGGTAAATAGAAAGTAACCTTTCTTCAACTTCATCTAATCTTTGGATAACATTTTCAAAATCATTTGCGTTACCACCCATAAACGTAAGTGGCTTGTGAACCATAATCTCCGTACCACCACCCATAACGATCTCATCTGCTGCCATTATAATGATGGAAGCAATCGATGCTGCCATACCGTCTACATAAGCAACTACTTTAGCTTTATGATTCTTTAATCTGTTATAAATAGAAACACCTTCAAACACATCACCACCTGGAGAATTAACTCTTAATTCAATTGTGTTTACTGTATCTGAAAGTTCCTTAAGAGCGTCTGACACGTCGTTTAGAGTAATAGCATCATACCAAAACCCACCGATCGGTCCATAAATATCCAACTCTGCAGTTGAAACTGTTTTGTTTATAATCTGTAAACCTTGCTTTGGCTTTTCAACCTTAATTACTTTTGACATAAAATCCTCTCTTTATTAAATGATAGTTTTTAATTAAAGGATGCGTTTTGATTGATTGAGAGATCGAACAAAGCTTATTATTATTTTACACTAAAATTAAAAAGTAATAAAGCCTCTTTGCTCATAAACCGATTCCTCTTCATCTTGGTTAACCCAACCGGCCACTGCCATTATCGTTGAAATAGCTCCATCGATTTTATTTTTTTCATTTTCTTTTCTTGGATAAACATTATTCGCCGCATCAAATCTAACAACAACATTGCCAGTCATCCAAGATAAAATTTCTGTACCAAAGTGCTTAAGCTTTGAATCTCTAGATGCGGCCTCTAGTGATTTTGTAGGTTCTGATAAATTTGAAGTATTCATTCTAAATTCAACCATTGAAATGCCGGCCTTCTCCATTTCAATAGCAAACTGATTAGCTTGCCAACTATCATAATGACAATCGATAATATCAAACTTCTCATTCCACATTAATAATCTTTCTTTCTGAGTTTCATAATCAATTGCAGCTCCTGGTGTAACAATCAATGAACCTTCGGCCTCGTAGTTGTGGTAGTTTAAATTATCAGTCTGATCGAAAGAATCTTTTGGAACAAAGTTTTCATTATATATTATATAATCACCATCTATTTTAAAAACATAAGAAAAAGCTGTTATATCATTTTTAGAAGATAGATCCATTCCAACGTAACATTTTTTTCCATAAAGATCTTCAATCGTCATTCCTTCATCTTTGCACTGATCCCATTTCTTGACATTAAAAAATTGGTTAAGCGCATTCTGATAAAGATTTAAATGTTTACAGAAAAAATTAGGCCTATCATTAGGATTAACTAAAGCCTTCTTTGCCTTTGCTCGCAAGTTAGTTATGTCATTTATTTCATGAAGTCCTGGATTTGCTTTTATCCAACACTCTTCATTTATAAGAGCTGTATCTTCATCTTCTTCATCGATACGATAAACCATCGCAAAGAAAGTATCATCATCTACTTGCCCTAATGAAACTTTTTGAGCATAAGATCTTTGAGAATAACCAGCATGTACTAAAGAAAATCCTGCTGTAGTTATAGATAATAAAAGTGAATCTCTTCTTTTTGATTGACCAGAATCAAGAACATCAAACATTGTCTTGGCCATTGCATGTAATTCATCTGTGATTACTAAAACAGCAGCTAGTCCATCTGTTGAATCCGACTTAGAAGAAAGTGCTTTCACAAAAGAATCACTTGCTTCATGTAAAATCGAGTGAGCTCTTACATCAACACCCTTTTTTTCTAAAAAGTTTTTATTCTTATTTGCCATTGCTCTTGCTGAATCAAGAACTAATCTTGCTTGATCTTTTTTCGAGGCAGCACAATAAACCTCGTTACCAATTGGATCATCTAGAGCTAAGAAATATAAACAAGCCTGGGATGCCATTGCTGATTTTCCAGCCCCACGAGCTACGTCCACATGAGCTGTTCTAAATCTTCTCTCTTTTGTCTCATGAGAATAAAAACCCATGATGTTAAGAAATGCGAATTTCTGCCAAGGCATATACTTTATTTCTTTAGTTTCCCACTTACCTTTTACATGATGAAACTTTTGAACAAGTCTTAAATATTTTTCTGCTTTTTCTTTTCTAAAATAAAATGGACAATCTGGATCTTCTTCAACTCTCTTGAGATCATTAATATATCTTTGACAAGAACCTTTAATCCAAATATTAGCGAGTATCTTACCAGAAAGTATATCTAGTGCGTATTGATGGCCATCGTGGCAATTAGGAAATTCCTTTTTATCAAATGGGTTGATTTAAATCTCCCTGGCCTCTATACTATTATCTCTTACAAACTGTTTAAAAGTGTTCTCTTTAACAGTATTCGCTTCAATCCAATTTGTCTCGTATGTTTTATCATCTAGTTTTTTCAATCCAAAGAAATTTAATACTATTGGTTGAAGTCTTAAGTTGGTTTCAAAACGATATCTACTGGCCTTATTTTTAGCCATCTTTTTAATTTGACCTATGTTCATCTTCATCCTCTCTCAATTTATCACAAGCTTCTCTTACATCATCTACGATCTTTTGAGTTTCTTTATCGAGTAAATCGTTTAGATCAACCCAAGGCCTGTATAGATAGTTATTATATTTATCTGTAGGTTTAAATTCTACTTTAACTTTTGGGTACAACGAATTATTTATCAATTCGACATTCATATCATAAATAAATTGGTTTAATTTTGACCTATATCTATAGACCTGTTCGTTTCTGAAAATCATTAACAAGCAAAACCAAAATAAAAATAATAAGAAGTAGGTCATGATCTATTCCCAGTCATCTTTCGCACCATCATCTTTTTTAGATTTATCTTTATTTAAAACAAGGTCTAGCATTTTTGAATAATGTCTTATCTCACCTAAAGTCTTATCCCTAATAGTCACCAAAGGATGAGTTCTGACTTGAACTCCGTAACGGCCTTCGTTTTGGAAGTAATATCCTTCCTCTTTTATCTGAGATTGCAGCGTG